TCATCACGATCTCCTCTGGTTAGTTGCGTCGATCTCATTTCTTCTTACGTTGAGCCTTATGCCAAAGAGCGTATTGGTTCCACAGTTCGCAAGCCTCCTTGGCCGCTTCCAAGGTGTCAAACAAATCCTGCAACGGCGGAAAGTCAGTCGGCGGGCGCGATCCGTAAAGTCGCGGACCAATGACGTTACCCGCCATCGTGTGTAGCCGAAAGCGACCACACTCCTCCACGACCTTAATCTCTGTCACCGCCCTAGCTCTTTCAGCTTGGCATCGTCAGCCGCAATCGTAGCTGCTAATTTATCCAGATCATTTGACTGCCCAGCGTAGTGAATGATGTAGGCATCCTTGTGGCGGTCTAGGCCGTACTGGTCCTCCACACTGGTCATGCAGTTGTAGGCGGGATCTAAGCCCGACAGCGGTATGTCCCAGAGGTGCGCTTGGATGTTCGCCCAGGTCTGCATACCGAAGTGGTTGGGTACAGTACCCAGCGGGGGTAGGGATAGTAAGCCAACGTGCTTGCGCCGGATGGCAAACACGCCGAAGTTAAAGTAGTAGGTCGGCGTAATCGTTCCGCCATACTGCGCGGCCAGCTTCTTCATGCCCTCCTTGCGGTCTAGGAAATCACCCTCATCAAAGGCAATAAAGCCGTCATTACCCTCCTCCTTGGGGTTAGCAAAGTCATCGCAGTCTTTGGCCACTAGGCAATCGCAGTCGATGTAGATGCACTGCTCGTAGCCTCGCCCCACCAGTATGTTTGCAAGGAGCGACTTGTTATAGTCTTTGGGGTCCATCACTGAGCGGTTGATTAAGATAAAGTCGATCTCGTTGCGCTTGGCGAAATCCTCGATACGGGGCTGGGTGAGCGCAAGAACCTTATCCCACTCTGTCCCAAACGCCATAGTAACTACAGCGCGTTTCATTTTTTGACCAAGCCCTCCAACGCCTTCGTGATGACGTACTGAATTACTGCCTCTTGATCTTTCTTTAACCGTTTTAGCCCAAAGGCGTGCAGAGCCTTAGCCGTCTTATCGTCATAGGTTACGTCGACCAGCACTTGCTTCGGCGCAGGCCGTGCTTTGCCAAAAGTAATTTTGCCTAGATCCTTCATTTGCGTTTCCTCCGTTTTGGTTTTACTTCTTTCCAAACATCAAACTTGTCATCCAGCTCGACCGACCAAAGCATCAGCGTCTTGTATAGTCCGTAGCCAATCCCCAGTCGCAAGATGGTGCGGCTGATGACATCCCCCAGCCAATACAGAACCCATGACAGAGCCAGCTTCATTTGTCGCTGCAATCATAGTCTTCCCAAGTAACACTCCCGCACCCCTTGATTGCCTCATCCCTAGTCTCAAAGGTATCGTAGTGCGACCAATCTTCCTGCCTGCCCTCACCAGCCTCATCATTGTAAACCGCCCACTCTGGTTTACCGTCATCATCAAACTCTTTCTTAATCCATCTCATAGTCGCGGAACCTCCTTCTTAATCTGTGCGAGCGTAAACAAGCACCGAACCAACGCACGCTCTAAATGGTCAGCCGCCGTCTCGCCGTTGTTGTCGGGGCAAGGCGTGGACTTGTGCAGTTGCATCTGCGCTGTGGCCAAGTGCCGGACGGCTCTGGCGATATGGTAATCGTGAGTCGGCCTATCCTTCTCAAGCCAATCCCCGTAGGCAGACTTCTCTGATCCCCTACCCATAACGCGCCACACTATGTCGGCGGCAGCATCACCCATCTCGGCTATAGTCGGCGCAGTCATTTCTTCCATTCCTTTATAGTAAGCCACGCAATCATTAAGAAGAAGGCGGCATTCAACAGGCGAAGAACCATGTCAGTAATTTTTATGAACAAGTCCCATGCTTGGGCGATTAAACTCCAGTCATTCATTTGGCAAGACTCCGATAAACTTGGTCCAGCAATTCCTCTAGCCACAGCACGTCTTGTGGGTCGATCATAGCTTCATCCCAGGAGGTGTGTAACCCTTAACCCAAGCCCATACTTTTTGCATAGCGCAAAAGGCAATACCGGCTTGGTAGAGTTCGTCTTTATCCCAAACCTTAGTCATGATCTTGCTTGAATCATTTGATGCCAGCACGATTGACACGCCTGCTGCTTTGGGGTTTTCGGAGGCTGAAAGGTAAGCAAAAATTTGGGCGCAGTCCGTGTCATAGAATGGCTCATATTTTGGATTAACCTTCCGATTCTTTAAGTCGACGATAGCGTCACCCACATCGCGCAACTTGACGTATGCGTCACATCTTCCGGCATACCCCGCGCCGACAAGTGCCTTCTCGCACCAGTAGGTCTTCTCTACGTTTTCGTCCGCCCACTTCTTGAAGGTTTCGATGTAGGGCTGGAGGTCTTCATCTTTGCACACAGAGCGTCCCATGAGGATATTCTCGGCTTGTTCGTGCATTCTTGTGCCATGCTCGGCTGCCTTCGTTGTTGATTCTTTGGAGTCCTTAACCACTCTTCGAGCGTAGGTTTCGAGAGTTTCACCTTCCTCCTTCGGAAGTGTGAGCGAGGACATAATGGCTTGCTCTATCTTCCAGCTTGTCAGTTGTGGTTTGTCTAGGATTCCGATAATAGATGTAACGCTAGGTAGCAACCCCAACTTGCGAGCATCGGCTACGGTGGTGTTTCGCTCGTTGCCATTCTTGCCAAGAATTACATGAGCAGACTCGCCTTTTTCTGAGTACCAATGACCCGCCTGATCCGTTTGGACCAGACGGGAATTGGTAGGCTCTTTAGATGTGATTGTAAGAGCCATTACAATTAGAACGGCATTGCGTTGCCGTCTGCGTCAAGCTCGACCTTAGTGGCCGTAGACTTGCCCGCAGCGGTCGCAAACTCTTTGCTGGCGCGAATCTTATCCTGTAGCCACTCCGGCATCTCGCTAAACTGCCCACCCTCGCCCTGCTCAATCTCATAATACATCTGAGCGTTGGTGGTGTTAGCTGGAGCCTTCATACCTTTGGGTAGCTTGGATGCACCCGCAATGGCGCAATACTGCCTGCCCTGCTGGCTGGTCTTGTGGATTAGGGTCAGCATGGCTGGCTTGCCCAAGAGGTTCTTTAAGCTGAATGCCTTTAGCTCTGCCGAGGTAAAGGTCTGGCCTCTCCACTGCTCTAGCAGTTTCCGCAAGCTGGCCTTCTCGCCAAGCGAGCGTGTCTGCTCGATGGATACAATCATAGGCTTTTGGACCTTGGTAGTTTTTTCATTCTCGACAACCTCGTACTCGTCTAGCTGGTCTGGAAGCTCAAAGCTCAAGCGAACTTTGCCCATCCATTTCTCTTCGCCGTCCCAGGTTTGCTTCTGCGTTCCTAGGTCAACTAGGCTAAATAGCATTCCAACCGTAGCTCCTGCTTCGGGTAGTTTGCGTTCTTGTTTTGCTGATTCACTCAATGTTAGTGCCATGTTATTTCTCCTTTATTTATTTGGGTTTGTTGTTGTTGGGGTAAGTTGGTCTAGGTCGTGAGGGCTGGTGACATAAAAACCTTTTACATCGGTGGAGGGCATATAGTCGATCTTTATTTCACGGGCTGGGGCAAGTTGCCGCGCCAGCTCGCAAACATCATCAGCGGTTAAAACTACTAGCCACTCCTTGCGCCCATTGCGGCGGAAGAATACTGCGGGGATCTTGCCAGTAGGACAATCCCGCTGGGCCTGTGCCATCCACTCTTCGGGCTTTAGGGCTTGGCATCGCTTGCCTTCAATGTGGAAAGGGAAATTCTCGCAGACCACATCCCCGCTACCGCCCTCTGGGTTGCCTGCGTATTGCTGGGTGCGTCTAGCCTTCTGCCAACCCTGTTCCCGCAAGTATCCCGCCAACTCCCTCTCCCCTTGCGCTCCCTTGGCTCGGCTGTTGATCTTGCCCATGGGCTAGTGTCTAGCCAGCCACCCCCAAACCCGTCAACACAAAATGTGCTACTGCCTAATTGCGGTTATACTTATTAGCGTCTCTAATGTCCCTATTAAAGTTTCTCATCATCTCAAACACGGTCAGTCCTTCTCGTATTTCTGGATTCTTGTTTAACCACGCCATAGCTTCATCAAATGATTCCACATCGCGCATGGCTTCCTCAAACTTTTCCCATGCTTGCGACTCGTTCATAGGTTCTGGAATACACGCCAGCTTTGGCCTGTCGATGGACAAAGCTTAGTTGTCACCGATCTGCACTTGGCAATTGGCAACAGCCAGAATAAATCATCGTTCATCCCCCAGCAGGCCACATAATCCACGCCACTGATAGCACGCTTGGGGATGTTGTATCCATTCCCGCTGCTGGTGCTGAAGCGATACTTGGTGCGTCCTGCCTCTACAGTTTGCGCGGTCTTAACTTGGATTCGGAAGAACTTATTATTCTTCTCAGCTACCACGTCATAACCAGAAAAGTCCTCGTAGGGCAACAGCACCGAGTACCCGCACCGCAGTAACGCGCCGGTGACGCGAGCCACCCCAACTGCACCTATTTGGCGTGATGTTAATTTCATGCTTGACGGATCTGGGTTTGACCTAGAGACTTTTTCCTATGAAAGCAATAACAACTATAACACTGATGGCGATGCTGATGGCATCGGTGATGGCGGATGAGGATGATGAAGTAAGTATTGGTGATTTTGCTGGAGGCGTATTGGGCAAGTCAGCAATTATTACTGGTAGAAACACCGCAGTAACATCAGATGGTAAATTCATTTATTCCAATGGCAGGGGTTTTGCGACATCTGGTGGTTATTATGGTGCGAATGGGAAACAAGTATTTGGGAATGGGAAGCTAGTCGTTAAATCTGGTAGTTTTTTTTATGGAAGCTCCTCCTCTTGGAAGAATGGCAATTCTTATTTTGATGGAACAAAAAGTTCTTGGATTACTGGAAGGCAAAGAATATCCGAC